TCTAGTATTGGCCTTAAGCCTAGGTTTAAGAAAGCACCCAAAGAAATGATAGAAGAAGACGTAGAGGAAGGCTATGAGATAATAATTGATACTAGAGAACAAAAACCACTTAATATAAATTACGGAACAAGACGAGAAGGTTTAAAGTTTGCCGATTATTGGTTAGATAAAGAAGACAACAAATGCTATGTAGAGAGAAAAGAAACCAAAGATTTTATTGGTACTTTCACTGGCGGTTGCGAAAGGTTTGCGAGAGAATTAGAGAGAGCCAAAGAACAAGATGCCTATGTCGTAGTGGTTGTTGAAAACTCTTTAGATAATATGATGAGGTTTAATTATCTAAAGTACATAACAAAGAAAGTTCAGGTTACCCCAGAGTTTGTAATGAGAAACGTCAGAGACATAATTCAAGCACATGATAACGTCCAATTCTTATTTGCTAAAGGTAGAACAGAGGCAACGAGGCTGACAAGGAAGTTATTTTTTTCCGGTACGAATTATAAGGACGTAGACCTACAGCTGGCCTACGAACTAAAGCTTTTATGAACGACGACGATTCTAGACTAACATGTGGTCAAGTCCAGAAAAATATATAACTGAGGTAGAAGACGTTAACGCTAGGTTAGCTAAGCTAGAGGGTTTCCTAGAAGACAAGCAGGCCAGAATAACCCTTGCGGAGTTTCTGAGACATAATTTATATTTTACTACTTATCTTTTAACTGGTATAAAGCTTGCTCCGTACCAAGAGATTACCCTTAGGGGTATGTTTAATAGGAACTTTACCCTGTGTGTCTGGGGTCGTGGTTGCGGCAAGTCTTTCATAGCTTCCGTCTATTGTTTCCTTCAGTGCATATTCGAGCCAAATACAAAAATATTAATAGCTGGGCCTACTTTTCGTACTGCTCGTTTTATCTTTAACAACATAGAAAAAATAGTTGAGACAAAAGAGGCGGCTTTGCTAGCTCAGGCATTTGGAGCCAAGACGAAAAGAAACGATGCTCACGAATGGAAGATTAACGGAGGGACTATAACAGCCATCCCCTTAAGTGGAGAAAAGATTCGTGGTTTCCGTGCTAACATATTGGTATTAGATGAGTACATGTTATTGCCAGAAGACATAATTAAAAATGTTTTAATGCCCTTCTTGGTCGCTCCTCAAGACATGAAGCGCCGCATGGACATAAGAGAGATAGAGGATCAGCTTATTAAAGAGGGAGCTATAAAAGAAGAAGAGAGAACCAAGTTTGAAAATAAATCTAAAATGATAGCCCTATCTTCCGCTAGCTATACTTTCGAAAATTTATATAAGACCTACCAAGAGTGGATAGCTAAAATACAATCAAAAGAAAACACTGGGGACGCTAAGTACTTTGTGTCTCAATTAGGATATGAGGCTTTACCGGAAGAGATGATAGACAAAACTATTATCGAAGAAGCACAAGAAGGAGGATCTTCTCACTTTTCTTTCCAACGAGAATACTGCGCTCAATTCACAGATGGTAGCGACAGCTATTTTAGCGCAAAGAAAATGGAGCTTTGCACTTTAAAGGGAGAAGAAGAACCCTGTACCTTAATGGTGGGCAGGGGTAATAAGCGATACGTTTTGGGAGTTGACCCGAATATGAGTGATAGTCCTACGGCTGACTACTTTGCTATGTCTGTTATAGAAATAGATGACGACTCAGGTCACGGAACTCTAGTTCATTCTTATGCTGGTCTGGGCAGCTTAAATAATCATGTAAAATATTTAGCTTATCTACTTCAATCTTTTAATATTGTTTTTATATGTCTTGATAATGCTGGATCTGATACGTATTTAGATAGCTGCAATGAATCTCAATTTTTTAAAGACGCTAGAATTAACTTAAAGATAATACCACTTAATTCCGACGCAGAAGGACTAGAGTATCATAAGTCTTTAAAAAAAGCAAAACTAAAATATAATTTAGAGAATAATCAAATTTGTTTTAATCAAGTATTTACTAGCACCTTTATTCGTAGAGCTAATGAGCATTTGCAAGCTTGTATAGATTACAAAAAGATTTGGTTTGCTTCTAGGACTGCTCCCAACGAAGTATTTTTTAATAGAACTAGCTCAATTAGATTGCCATACCCTAAAAAACTTATATTTATCGAAGATAGAAAAGATTGGACTATGCTAGATTTTATAGAGCATCAAGACGACATGATCTACCAAACAAAAAAACAATGCAGTCTAATAGAACACAAGGCCACTTCTAGAGGATCACAGAATTTTGACCTGCCTCAGCACCTTAAGAGGTCAAACTCCCCTAACAAAGCAAGAAAAGATAACTACTCTTCATTGATGTTGGCGAATTGGGGCCTTAGGCTCTATAACGACATAACTAAGGCTGAAATCAACACTAATAAGGAGACTTTCGAGCCTGTTATGCTTTTTTAAGTGTAACTAAGATCAAATAAGCTTTTATGCCTAGTAAATTAACAACCGGTCAAATAGACTCTGGCACCTTTGTCCAATTCATTCACCAAAAGCTGTCAGGACATGGCTCTGGATATTATTTAGATAGTAACCCGTTGAGTTTTGTTCCTCTATCCTCTTTTACGGGGTATAGCGGAGACATATCAAGCAGGTCAGAAAGTCAAGACGCTTTAGTAAGTGGCGCTTTGGATACTAGTGGAACCTTCTTATTTTCTAAGATTTCGGATGTTTCTGGTCACGCAGAGTCTTTTGCTACGGGTGCAAGCGGAGCGCTGTTTTCGGATATTACCAGCTTATCTGGTTTATTTACAACTACAACCGGAGAGCTTCTAAATTCGGGTAGTTTCTATCATACGGGTTCAGGAGATTTTTCTGTATCCGCTCCCACAGGAGCAATCGCCTTCTCCAGAGGGCACAATAAACTTTATGTAGCTACAGGAGACTCTACGAATAAGTCTAGCTGGATGCATTTAGCTGGCCACCCAGAAATGACAGGGTATGTCTCCACGACTAGCGGGGATCTCAAAAGTAGCCTAAATACCTCTGGAACAAATTTATCAACCAGAATAGATAATGTATTATCTGACTCTTCTGTTAATTTTACTAGCCAGAAAACTTTTTCTTCTGGTCTTAAAACCAATAAAATTGCCCTTAGCGGCAACGGGATTACTCTTAGGGTTAACGCTAATGACTCCGTAACTTTCGATGACGCTAGTGGGGCTCTATTGACCTTATCTCCCGGTTATGGGGCAGATGCCCCGGTGTTCTCTGTAACAGACAAAGCAGGGCTACCTTTAGTAGATATATACGATGACGACACATTAAATTTTGGGCCTTATGGAAAAAACCCATTTAATATTAGTGGAGAGCGCGTATATTTTGGAAATTACAAATCTTATATAAGTGGAACCACCATATCCTTTAGTGGAGACCCGTTAACAGTAAATGATGTTCTTACTATCAGTGGTTTATCTGGCGGATATGTGTTTTTAAATAATCTACCGGAATGGCCCAATATAGGTGGTCTAAATAGTGGGGCTCTTTTTAGAAGCGGTAATCCGGGAGTAGGTCCTAGTACATTATGCGTTGTTTAAAAAATGACAAAGAAAACAAATAACAAGAAAGAAGATATTGAGCCAATGATGACGAGCTTCGCTGCTTCGCCATACACAACCGTAGATCAATCGACTAGGAGCCGAAGAAATGTTGGTGGCAATATAGAGAGGACAAATAGGTTCGAAAATATTGAGAATGGTTTAATTCCTTACAGGCACTCAAAAGGGATTCATAATAAAAGCTCTCTTGACGTAAGGGACGTTGTTGTTCTATGTCAAAAAGCCTATTATAATTTTTCAGTTTTTAGGAACGTCATTGATTTAATGACAGAGTTCTCTGCTACAAAAGTTTACTTTACTGGGGGCAGTAAAAAGTCAAGACATTTTCTGGAGGCCCTTTACAGAAAAATAGACTTGCAAAGTTTTCTAGATAAGTTCTTTAGAGAGTATTATAGATCTGGAAATATTTTCTTTTATAAAATTGACGGACGGTTTAATACCGATGATTTTATCAAGATGACAAAAACTTACGGAGCCGTGTCTGTGAATAAGATACCCATACGTTATGTCTTATTGAATCCGTATGACATGATTGCGCGAAGGACAACTGGATTCGAGGCTACTGGCGTATACGCAAAAGTTTTAAGCGAATATGAAATTGAAAGATTAAAGAATCCTAAAAATGATTATGACCGAGAAGTTTATAAGGGATTGCCAGATAATATCAAGGAAAGCTTTAAAATGAATGGGTATCAACCTGATGGAGTAAAAGTTGAAATTGAGCCAGAAAGTCTAAGG